ACTGACTCACATACCGTACACCTGATTTTATACGGGTATCAGTTTTGACATACCTGCCCTTATCAAGGGTATAAGCGGATATGTCAAAAGCGGCCATGTCCGAATAGCCCATACCAGTATACATCTGGAAAACAAATAAGTCTCTGGCGTGCTCAGTCATAGGATTTGATATTTTCGCGTTTTCCACAGCGCACATCTCTTTGTAAGTAAGATACTCTATTACTTTTTTATCACCCCGAGGGATAGTACCCCTTAACTTATTATAAGGATTTACAGCTATTTTGTCAAGCATAACGGCCTCATTGATAAAGAGCTTGAGTGATTTATGATAATTATATATTGTGCCCTGCTTGATGCCTGGAGCATGCAGCCATTCATCAAAGTCTTTTACGTTTTCGACGGTAAGATCGCTAAAGGTCTTGATTTTTCCAAATCGCCTCAGTTTGCGGAGAAACACATTATACCGTCCTCTTGTAGATTCGCGGACCGCACGTTTTTGAGCTCTCTCCTCGACAAAGGTGAGGAAAGATTCGGTGTCTGTTTCAACATTACTGATTAGTTTAAGCTTTGTAAGGTCCAAGGTCGTGTGATCTGCTATGGCTCTATTAACGAGCCCTTCCATAGAACGACGCACTACTGATATACGCTCATTGAGGTTAGCCGCATCATATCTATTAATCACATAGCCATCATGCCATTCTTTCTTTCTAACCCTGACACCTGTAGATACATATTTAGCCTTACGGTTTACGGTAAGACGTATCTCAACAGAGCAAGGTTTATCATCTTTTGATTTTTTTCTGCCAAACACTACGGCAATGGTAGGTACATTATTCATTACGGTAAAACTTTTTAAAAAATTGGTAAAACTAAAGTAAAACAATTGAGTGCATTAATACGTTTTTTAACGTCTTTATGCGTTTTCCCGTTTTATCGTATAATCGTTTTATCGTTATGTAATTGCAGTAATTACGGCAATTATGAGATGAAATCTAGTGATTCCGCTGGGCTCATAACTTTTATAGCTCTTATACGTGTAAATGGCGCATCAGACGATTTTAATATTTTTAAGGGTAAAACAAATCACTTTTTTGTGTAGTCTATTGAAATCGCCCTTTTGTAAAGTTGGACTATCCCTGGGGGACATTTAGCTAGGCTGTTAATTTCCTCTAAGTTCTTGTTGAAGGCTACACGAAGCGTGTCCATAATATTTTCTTTCTTTCCATTAGAATAAATTATTGTGGCCTTAAGATATTCTTTGTAAAGATAAAAAGGCTCACCCGATTTTTTATACTTGCCTCCGCCTATACTGTCCAGTATGGCATTTAAGGCCCTTATATTTCTTTTATAGCCCTTTATAGTATTTATCTCTGACCTATCCATACTCTCCCCAAACGGTGAAGCCACCTCTCTAAAATCGGCAAGATCCGATTTTTCAGAAGATATTCGTTCAATTACTAGAGCCCTAATTTCTTTCATAAAAAAAGAGTCGTCTATGGTGTCATATCCAATAACGTTTGACTCGTAAATTTTAAGGGTTGCATTATTTTTGAAGATAGAGTCCTCTAATTGCTTTTTAAAGGTAGAACTCATTATCCTTAAATTACGGTTATAGCTATTGCCACAGCTAAAAAGAGTGGGCAGTAAAACTAATAATACCGTAAGTGTAGTAATATTCTTTCTCATATTATTATATTCTTATAAGTCCTACGACTCTATACACCCCGAAAACGCTACTTTTTAAAACGCTAAAATCTGGGTACTCCTTATTATATGATACGCACCTATAGCAATCACCATCATCATATAGTCTCTTAAGGACTGCTCCGTCGCTTGTGTCAAGTACATATACTTTTCCCCATTCAATTACGTCTGTGACCTTTTTGATCGCAATTTCATCCCCACCTTCGAACTTAGGTTCCATGCTATTACCTTTAATGACCATTGTAAAATCGTATCTAGGAAATGAGCGGATTACAGGCACTTGCTCGCATTCATATTCCATCGCACCTTTTGCAAAGCCGTTCAGTGCTCCTGCAGCAACGGATTGAGGTATTCGTGGACGTGTTTCATCGCATCCTTCTTTTGCTATCATACTGCCTCTGCCGTATATTAGCCAATCAAGTGAAATGCGTGGCGATACTTCGCCTATTCTTTTAATAACATCAAAGCCCGGTTGTACCCCTTTAGGTCCAATAATACTGTTAAGCGTTGTTCGAGCAATAAAGGTACCACGAGCCATCTTAGTAATATTTCCACCGTATACCTCTTTTAATATCAATGCAATGCGTTGATTTACTGACATTTGTGTGTATTCTTCCATAGTGATGCTATTTAGAATTAATATAAACAAACACCCTTATGACTAAATATCGTCTAATTTGTTTGCAAATGACGAAATATAGTCTTATATTTGCACTCGGTAAGTAAATAAATAAGGGCACAAAAAAGTCATCGAACTATTTAGCCCGACACCATTTCCAAAAGTAGCAGTAAATATACGGTGACTTTTTCTTATAACCTAATTAAGGGTAAATAAATAAGTAAAATTAACAGCTATGAATTATGAAATTGAAAAATTGACGATGGCTCGTCTAAAAAAACTTCCGTACGAGCAAGAGGTGCAATTTCACCTCCCGACCGTAGCAGCGCTTAACAGCGCTAAGTCAATGGCATATCAGATGCAACATGTCTTGGGATGTAAGTTTACAGTGCACACCAATTATGCCGACTGTAGAATATCAATAACTCGCCATGACGCGAAATGATGCACGCATGATAGCTGAGGAGGTCGTTAAACTCCTGAACAAGAGTGAACCACTAGACGGTGACACGCCAATGTCAGCAAAGGAAACGGCGGCATATCTTAAGATGTCTATGAGCTATTTCAGCCACATTGCGCCACGACTCCCACGAGTCAAGTCAGGTCGAAAATGGCTATATCCTAAAAAACAAATAAATCAACTTTTAATACAAGGTAAATTATGACAGAAATTAAAATCAACATCGAATTAGGCCTTAACGCCGAGCTTAAAGAGTTTGTAACCGCATTGCTGCCAGGTACTATCCGCACAGGTGCAATGCCTAGGATCGCTACAGATAAAACAGTAGCAGCGCACACGACAAAATCGCGGCAACGAAAGATTGAGGAGACAGCGCAAACAGCCCAGCCACTGCCAGAAAAACATACTGAGCAAAAGACTGCTATCACACTGCCCGATCTGCGAACAGCAGTTAAAAGACTGTATGACGGTGGCAAGCATAAAGAAGAGCTGCCTGCTATATTTGGTCAGTTTGGAGCTAAGAACGTTACCGAGGTTGCAGAAGACAAGTACCAGGAATTGTACGATACCCTTACAAAAAAATCTGAAGAGTTAGGACTATGACACACGCATTACTATCACCATCAGCCGCTCACAGATGGATTAACTGTACAAGATCGGTTAAGTTAGAAGAGCAATTCCCTGACGGCACCTCAGACGCCGCCCTCGAAGGGACAATAGCTCATGCTATATGCGCATTGCTCCTATGCGCCTTAAAAGCACAGGGAACTTACGACGTCAAGGAAATACAGACTATTGCACAGCAGGGTGGAGAAGGCTACACCCCGGAGCAATTTGCAACCTGGTTTTCGGCGGATATGATGCAATATGCCGAGGGCTATGCGAATTATGTATGGAATGAATATCAGGCTGAGATACAGCTAACGCCTGATGCAATCCTTATGGTCGAGAAAAAGATTGACATATCCAAGTACGGTAAGGATATGACAGGCACAACTGATGCGGCGATCGTCAGTGACGCGGAGTTGCATATTTTTGACTTTAAATATGGTCGGGGTGTACTTGTCGATGCAAAGGAAAACCCTCAAATGATGATATATGCCTTAGGCAATATTGAGGAGCATGCAAGTATGTATGCCTTTAAGGCTGTTACCATGACTATATATCAGCCCCGCATTAGCAATATTTCTCATTATTCGATGACTGTAAAGGCCCTACAAAAGTGGGGCACTCTTACACTAAAACCTAAAGCTGCAGACGCTTATGCTGGTAAAGGCAAATTAGCTGCCGGACCCTGGTGCAAGTTCTGTAAAGCTAAAGCCGTCTGTCGTGAGTGTGCTACAGCGTGCACGTCCGATTATAAGGAGAAACACGACAAAAGCGTAGATACTCTGACCGATAACGAGGTAGCTCATATAATCGAGATAGCTAACGATATTACTTCATGGCTTGATGGTGTTAAGTCCTATGCTAGTGAGCAACTTAAGAACGGCAAACCGATTAAGGGTCTTAAACTCGTTGAAGGTCGCAGTACACGTAAGTACTCTGACGTTGATAAGGTAGCAGAGTTACTTCTGTCTAGTGGTTTCACCGAAGAGCAGATATATGACAAAAAGTTAAAGGCGTTAACCGCAATGCAGAAAACACTTACAAAGAAAACCTTTGATGCCTTGCTAGCTGATCTTATCGTGAAACCGCAAGGAGCGCCGACGCTAGCGCTTGAAAGCGACCCACGCCCCATATTTAACGACGCAAGTAAAGAATTTGAAAATATTGACGTATAACATTTTAGACAAAACAAAGTATGAAAAAGTAGACATGGTTAGAAACAAGGCAAAGGTTAACATCACAATGCTGATGGGAGGTGGAGCGGCGCCCATATATAATGTAAAGTAATCGCTCTAAATATTCAAAAGATATAAGGTAGTTAGATTAGGATAACAAAACATTGCGCTCGCCTCACGATAACTTAAAATTTTAATAAAGAAGTCCCTTACAAGCGTGTAAGGGCAAACGAAAAGGTAGCTCAATTGGATAGAGCACAGTATATATAATACTGGTATGGCGGTTCGAGTCCGTCTCTCTCCACAAACGCAATAGTGCGTTAATACGATTAAACGATAAACAAAAATGGAAAATCCGAATTTATCAACAAAATGTGTGATTGGTAAGGCACGTGCCTCATACGTGCATGTTTTTAAGCCTACAAGCATTAAGACTGATGGCAGCGACCCGAAGTATTCTGTATCACTGATTATCCCGAAGAGCGACACCGCTCAGATTGATAAGATTAAGAGTTGCATTAAGGCTGCTTACATGGCCGGTCTTGCAAGTAAATGGAGTAATAAAAAGCCAATACCTTGGAAAAGTCCTTTACGTGACGGAGACGAAGAAAGAAGCGATAAGCCCGAATATGCGGACAGCTATTTTATTAACGCCTCATGTAAAACTAAGCCTGGCGTTTGCAAAAAGACGGGAGCAAAGGTGGTTGACGGTAAAAAGAAAAATATCATTGTCGACATCACAGATGAGGAAGAGTTATACAGTGGTTGCTGGGTCTATGCGTCAGTTAACTTTTATGCCTTTAGCGCCAGCGGGAACAAAGGTGTAGCCTGTGGCCTTGACAATATTCTTAAAGCCGAAGATGGCGAAATGTTAGGGGGAAGGACCTCACCGGAGAATGATTTTGGAGATATGGATATCCCTGATGATATTAATGATGACCCATTCAAAGAGTCGCCAGATGAGGATTGCCCCTTTATATAAAAATCATGGCAAGAATAAGCCAAAAAGTTACAGGAAAAAGCTCTTCTTTCGATAGTGAGAGAAGAACTCTCTCCTTTCGATGGCAGAATCTATAAAATAAAGTGACTATGTCTATTGACGATTTTACAAAAAAGTATGGCCATGTCGAATGCATGATGATCGTTTCTGCTGAGGCCTTTGAGACCTTTAATTCTACAGAAACGGAGGAGGCAAAGGATATGCAATCTCTACTTTTTATCCTAGACAAAAATAAGTTTGACTTTAGTAAGCCCGAATATCTAGCCCCATTTAGGGGCGATATCCTGGATTTTCCAAAGATTGAAGAAATCCTTAAGCGTAATAAACAGCAGGGATTTACAATAACCGAAGAGCCGAAAGGCGTTAGCGAGCGATTTGCTCCTTTGGCAGTTAAAAGGCTTATCAGCGTATCAAAGCAATTCTGTAATTTCCGAATTCATGTTATGGAGTTATTGGGTCAGTACGACGCTAAGCACTTTGACGGTGAAATCAAGGAACTGTCTATCGATATTGAAACCTACTCTAGCAATGATATTACTGATGGTGTATACAAATATGCTGAGGCTGATGACTTTGACATATTACTCTTTTCGTATAGCATTAACCGGGGAGCCGTATTACAGGTAGATTTGGTAAGTGGTGAGAAGCTACCCGAAAAAATATTATCAGCTCTTTACGATCCCAAGATTGTTAAGACAGCTTTTAATGCGGCCTTTGAACGAACCTGCTTATCGAAATGGTTGTGTATGCAAAATGAGGCAGACGGTATGTATGAATGGAATACAGGATGGAGATTAGACCCCGCGCAGTGGGAATGCTCTATGGTACGCGCATCAATGATGGGTTTACCAATGCAGCTTAAAGCGTGTGGCGAAGTACTTAAATTAAAAGACCAGAAAATGCACGAAGGTGTAGCTTTGATTAAGTATTTTAGCTGCCCGTGCCGAGCAACTAAGGCCAACGGCGGAAGAACGCGTAACATGCCTTCCGATGCTCCTGAAAAATGGGAAGTGTATAAAAAATACAACCGCCGTGATGTCGAGGTTGAGGTAGCGATACGTAATATCGTTGCCGTAAATTGCAACCCCATCACTGACTTGGAAAGAGAGCTATACATAGCCGACCAGCACATCAATGACCGGGGTGTAAAGATAGAAAGAACCCTTGCCGAGAATGCCGTTAAAATAGATGAGGTATACAAGGGCAGACTTAACGCCGAATGCCAGCAGATTACGGGACTTGACAACCCTAATTCACCTATGCAGCTGAAGGGTTGGATGGGCGAAAAACTAGGGCACAAAATTACAAGTCTGACTAAAGAGGACTACCCTAAGATGATGCAGACGGCTGATGGAGACGTTAAGCGTGTTCTTACTATCCGTACTGAAATGGCTAAGACTTCAACGGCAAAGTACAATGCTATGGTCAAAGCTCTGTGCGAAGACGGCCGGGTGCATGGTATGCTTCAGTTTTACGGAAGTCACACTGGCCGATGGGCCGGCAGAATCGTGCAAGTGCAAAATTTACCTCAGAATCATATCGAGGATCTGGACTTTGCCCGAAACTTATTGCTTGACGGGGACCTTGCACTCATAGAGGCCTGTTATGGCAATGTGCCTGATACACTATCACAGCTTATTCGCACCGCTTTTGTCGCAAAGGAAGGTCACACCTTTATAGTATGTGACTATTCTGCCATCGAGGCAAGAGTGATAGCATGGTTAGCGGGTGAGGATTGGAGACTTAAGGTATTTCATGGTGATGGCAAGATTTATGAAGCCTCAGCGTCGCAAATGTTTAACGTTCCCGCGGAGAGTATCGGACATGACTCACCGCTTCGCAAGAAAGGTAAAATATCTGAGTTGGCACTAGGCTATCAAGGTGGCCCGATGGCTCTTGTTAAGATGGGTGGGGAAAAGTTTATGAGACTATTCGTCGAAGACAAAAACCTTGAGGGAGAGGATCTTATTGAAGCCGCTAAACCATATCTGCAAGACATTGTGACGAATTGGAGAAACGCCAGCCCATCAATAGTTAAACTATGGGTAGACCTCGAGAAGAACGTGCGAGAGACGTTGGTGGACGGTAAGATGCGTCGTTTGCGTCAAGGCGGTTTAGTCGTTCGCCGTATCGGTGAGGAATTTATCCAGATCAAGCTACCAAGTGGCCGGTTTCTAAGTTATCCACAAATGCATATATCCGAGGATGATCAGGGAAGGGCAAAGTTAGTATACATGGGAATGAACCAAACAACGCATAAGTGGGTCGAGATACCAACGTATGGCGGCAGGCTTACTGAAAACGTTGTACAGGCCATAGCGAGAGATTGTTTAGGCATTACTATCCTCAGATTAGAGCGGGCCGGCTATCCTGTAGTTTTCCATATCCATGACGAATGCATCTGTGAGGTTCCTGACGACGGATCAAAAACTCTAGAAGAAATGCAGCAGATATTCGCTATGCCAATACCGTTTGCAAAGGATCTGCCCCTAAAAGGTGCAGGCTATGTAACTAAATATTACTTAAAAGATTAAAGCTATGAATGACAGGAATATTATACGAACCATACTGGCCGTAGGACTTGCTGCGGAATGTATCTTTTCCTTGGCCGTCTGTAAGGAAAAAGGAAAAGAATTTACGGCTGCGGCTATTATCTTATCAGATACAATAATAATAGCCCTGATTATTTCAGACATCATAAAAGACTGGAGAGCTCATGGTAAAGATAGATCATAACGGGCACCTGTCTATTGCAACTGCCTTTAGCCGGCTAACGAAAACATGGCACAACTCTGATATGCTGTGGAGTGACTTTCTTGACCGGATAGAGAGCACACAGCGTACAAAGGAGACTGTCAGGCAATATCGTGAGCTGCCAAAAGCACAGCAGGATAGTATCAAGGACGTAGGTGGCTTTTTCGGTGGGTATCTGTCAAATGGTAAACGCTCTAACAGCACTATCCTTAGCCGGCAGCTAATCACTCTTGATATCGACGAGGGCGTAAAGGATTTATGGAGTGTCTTTACGATGATGTATGGTAATGCCGCGGCCTTATATACAACGCATAAGCATACTCCACGTAACCCGCGATACCGTCTGATGATACCTCTCAAGGAGGAGGTGACTGCCGACGAATATGAGGCTATTGCCCGTAAGATTGCAAGCGATATTGGGATAGATCATTTTGATGATACCTCATTTCAACCCGCGCGGTTTATGTACTGGCCATCGACATCAGCTGACGGGGAATATATCTTCGAATATCAGGACGGAGCTTGGCTGGATGGGAAAGAGTTGCTCAAAACGGCATATAAAAACTGGGCTGACCGAAGCGAATGGCCATACTCATCACGTGTGCCTAAAGTGGTCAAAGTTGCAACCAAAAAGCAGGGTGACCCAACGGAAAAGCCGGGGCTAATCGGTCTATTCTGCCGTGCATACAATATCTATGAGGCAATAGACACCTTTTTACCTGACGTATATTCGGCAAGCAAAGATCATGACAGGTACACTTACGTTAATGGCACGACCTCAAACGGTCTGGTTGTTTACGAGGGTGGAAAGTTTGCCTTTTCCAATCACTCTACAGACCCCGCGGGTGGTCATCTGTGTAATTCTTTTGACCTTGTAAGATTACACTTATACGGTGACCATGACGATAAAGACAGAACTTATACCAAACCGTCTGACATGCCATCTTTTGCCTTAATGGAGGAGCTATGCAGCAAAGATGCAAATGTATCTAAAATGCGTGCCTCCGAAAAGGTATCTGAGGTTAATGCAGAGTTCGGTGAATTGGATATGAGCGAGGATGACACCGAAGCGATGAAAGCCCTGTTAGAATCGTTAGATGCAGATAAGAGGGGAAATTATCTGCCAACTTTGAAAAACTATCAGGCCATCATCGAAAATGACCCGAAGCTGAAAGGTAAGATCGCTTTTGATGAATTCGCGAGACAGGTATTTATCAAAGGTTCACTACCATGGCGCACACCGACCGATTATTATGACGCTTTTTGGACTAATGCCGACGACAGCAATCTACGTTGTTATCTGAACGCCGAACCTTATGCACTCAAAGCGTCTATCCAAAACGTTCAGGACGCTTTCGACGCAGTTATGTGCCGTCATTCTTTTCATCCGATTCGGGAATATCTGAAAAGTCTTAAGTGGGACGGCGTGGGAAGGCTTGACTCCTTGTACATAGACTATTTTGGAGCATTAGACACACCACTGAACAGGGCAATGACACGCAAGTCCTTCGTCGCTGCGGTGGCTAGAGTTTTTCAACCTGGTTGTAAATGGGATTACGTGCTAACGATTATCGGTAGCGAGGGATTAGGTAAGAGTTCTTTACTCGCTAAGATGGGAGGTGTATGGTTTTCGGACTCGTTTAACAGCATTGATGGCACAAAGGGAATGGAGCAATTACAGCGTGTATGGATATTAGAGCTAGGCGAGTTATCGGTATACAAAAAAGCAGAAGTAGAACCCATGAAAGCCTTTATCACAAAACGTGTAGACCAGTTCCGTCCTGCCTATGGCCGAAAGACTGAAATCTATCCGAGGCAATGCGTTTTCTTTGCCACGACAAACGAGAACAACTTTTTAAAGGGCGATACAGGAAACCGCCGCTTTTGGCCCTTGGTGACAGGGGTACAGCTCCCGACAAAAGTGCTTAAGGACCTTAATGATAAAGAACGTGATCAGTTATGGGCTGAGGCTAAATATCGTTACGATGAGGGCGAGCTATTATATCTGCCTAAAGACCTTGAGTCAGAGGCGCACAAATTGCAGTCAGAACATGGCGAGGAGGATGAAAGAATGGGAATTATACAGGAATTTGTCGATCGTCGACTACCACCTAATTGGGATAAAAAAAACAGGGACGAGCGTAGAGAATATTTTGCAAATTACAATGAGGGGATAAGCGCTACCGGAATATACCAGCGCAACCGTATCACAGCGATAGAGGTTCTGTGCGAATGTTTCTCTGAGCGCATAGATGACTCACTGAGATACCGTACGCGGCCTATCAACTCAATACTTAAAAAATTAGACGGGTGGAAGTACATAGGCAATCAAAGAACAAGTGAGTATGGCGTACAGCGCACCTTTGAAAGAATTAAGCAGGAAAACAATAATGATTTAAATATATAACCTTATGATAGAACTAACAAAAATCAGAATTAAGGATATGAGCCTAGAATTGCCTAACCGCAAAAAGCTCGAAGAGTTGAGAACTTTGCTCGCCGATAAGTTCGGCACAAAAAACATCTTATTTGAATATAACGACACCGAGGAGGAAAAACTATGATTGAAAGTGAAAAGGTATTAGAACGTAAGCTCTGCAAAGAAATTAGAAATTTAGGCGGTCACGCCTATAAGTTTGTAAGCCCAAACCAACGAGGAGTACCCGATAGGCTTTGCATATTGCCCAACGGCGTAGCAGTATTTGTCGAACTAAAGACGACGGGTAAGAAGCCGACAAAGCTACAGGTGCTCTGCATGAAGGACTTACAGAATCTAGGACAGGATTGCGTCGTAATTGACAGCAGTAATGCCCTCAAAGATTTAATTAATGATTTAAAAGTAATAGAGGGCAAATAGCTATGAATAACTTTTATATAGCCGTAGACGAAGACGGCAAGGAATACCTTTATGGGCGTATGCCAGAAAGAACACATTATCGCGAAAAGAACTTATGGGCTACTCACCAGAGTAGCTGCTGGATTATGTTATTGCCCAAAGGAACCGCTAAAAGCGTTTTAGGCAGATCACTTACGTGGGCAGACGAACCGGTCGAAGTTAAACTTAAAGTAGCATAATCATGGTACAAATCAGAAATACCCATTATGGCTATATTGTTGAGGAATGGCTTTGCTTGCCTCGCGAAACACACGAGAAGTGGCACCCTTTGGTTAATTTTGGTGAAAGACAAAGTGATGCTAAAGAATTTGTGACAGATATTGAAGAATATTCGAAATATAGAATAACACTTTTAGCCAAGAGTTTTAATCCGGGCATAAAATACAAAAGGATATCATCTAGGATTATAAGAAAGGAGAAATAGCTGGGATAACATACAATATCTGTCAGAAGTAAGATTGGAGCCATACACAACAATTGAAGTTAAACTTAAAGTAGCATAATCATGGCAGCATTTGACGTGAACCAATATTATTGTCTCGACTGTACCTATTCAGATGCGTACGGTCGGGGTTGCAAAATCAATCTTATGATGCCTGCGATGCTGGCGATGATGGGATTTGACAGATGTCATAAGTTGGTTTGGAAGAATGAGAAGCAACTTCGAGAACAACTCGATTTAATTGAAAAAGAGAAGGAGGAAAAGAAATGACACCGGAAGAAAAGGAAAAATTGATTAACGAAGAGGCTATACGTCAAGGAGATATAGCAGAAGATTCTTTGCTCAGAAATCATTTTTATCAGATGACGCATAATGAGAAACAATTATTCATGAAAGGTTTTGGAATGGGAATGACATGGATGTTTGATCATGCAGATGAACTTAAAAAATGAACATGAAAATACTTGATTTGCCATTGAAGAAAGAATGGTACAATATGATTGAGTCCGGTATCAAGAATGAAGAATACAGGGAGATAAAACCATACTGGACGAATAGGCTGATTGACTGGAAACCTATTATAAACAAACCTGGGTATAATTTTCCTGCCTTTAAAGTTCTGAATAAGGACTATCCTACCAAATATAATGCTGTTCGTTTTAGATACGGATATACTAAACGAACTATGCTATTCAAACTAGACAGACTTTCCATTGGTATAGGTAATCGACTATGGGGCGCTCCTGATTATCATGTACTTATCTTACATATAGGAGAAAGAATAAAATGAACGAATCTGACTTACATAACTACCAGCGTGCTGCCGTTGAACATATCATCAATCACCCGTTTTGCGGTTTATTCTTAGAAATGGGATTAGGCAAGACGGTCAGCACGCTGACAGCAATAAATGACCTCATCAATTGTTATAATGAGGTCAATCATGTGCTGATAGTAGCGCCCTTACGTGTTGCGCAAAGTACGTGGAGTGATGAGTGCCAGATATGGGATCATCTTAAAGGATTGACGATTAGCAAGGTTTTAGGTGCTCCGAGAAAACGTGACAAAGCTTTGCAAGAGGACACCAACCTGTACCTGGTAAATCGTGAGAACGTCCCTTGGCTGGTATCTAAGTATGGTCATCTGTTTGCCAATCACTTTTTTGATATGCTGGTAATTGATGAACTGTCATCGTTCAAGTGCTCGAAAACGTCTAGGTGGAAGGCGTTGCGCATGGTTCGACCTTACTTTAACAGGATCGTTGGCCTGACAGGAACGCCATCACCCAATGGCCTGACAGATTTATGGGCCGAAATGTACTTATTGGATGGTGGTGAACGACTATTCCCTACACTTGGAAAATTCCGAAAAGAATTTACATTCAATGCATCAAAAAGCAGGGACTATGAAGATTATAAAGTCAACGAAAAATATGAGCGCGTTATCTGTGACCGCATATCCGATATCTGCATATCCATGAAAAGCGAGGACTATCTGGAGCTGCCTGATGCGATGTATCAAAACAAGGAACTGGTTATGAGCGATGCACTCAAAAAGCAGTACAAAGAATTTGAAAAGCAATCCGTTTTGGAGCTGATTGAAAAAATAGGTGACACAACGACTATCCCCGCCACTTCCGCAGCTGCCTTGAGCAATAAGCTACTGCAATACTGCAATGGAGCTGTCTACGATGCTGACCATGATGTGCACACAATACATGACCTGAAACTTGATGCGCTAGAGGATATCGTTGAAGCGGCCAACGGAAGTCCCGTTTTAGTCTTCTATTCTTACCGTCATGACATTGACCGAATCAAGGCGAGGTTTAAGGATTACAGGGTCCGGCACCTGGTTGAGGAGCAGGACTTAAGAGATTGGAATGACGGAAAGATAGACATCGCTCTCGCTCACCCGGCGGGTGCCGGTCACGGTCTGAACCTACAGCGAGGTGGTCACATCGTCGTGTGGTTCGGCCTTACGTGGTCACTCGAATTATATCAGCAGGCAAACGCAAGATTGCACCGTCAGGGGCAGAAATGCCCTGTAACGATTATACATCTTATATGCAAGGGCACATTAGAGGAGCGAGTGCTTAGCGTGCTGAGTGGAAAGGAAAAGGCGCAGGAGGCGTTAATGGACGAGGTTAAATATCTAATAGATGAATACGTATGATGAAAAAAAGACATAAGATTATATCCCGTGTGTCGGAGATTGACTATCAACGACTTGAAAGGATTGCAAAGACGTATGGATTTAGATCGGTATATGGACTGCAAATCTATGTAGTGCACTGCTTCCTCAGGGTAGTAGACCCTTTAGGTGATAAGTCTGATGAGGTATTACCCGAAGAACTTATACGCATGTTCCCGATCAGGAATGATGCAAAGGATGTATATCGAGCAATCAGAAAGGTCAGATACCGTCGTCGAAGGAAACCTGAATCACCCGAATTATTTGATAGAAAGGAAGATCCTATACACGATGAAATATCAGAACTATTCAGTGAGGAAGAGGATAGAGGAAGGTCTATAGAATTCTCTGATAATTTGAGGAAGAGGAGTGAACGATGAGCAAGAATAGGTTATATATTCAGCTCATCAATTCTAGACGTTGGCGTGATTGCCGTAACAAGCAGTTGCGCCAACACCCGTTATGCCAGATGTGCGAACGTGAAGGGCGATTAAGACTGGCGGAGGAAGTGCACCATGTCAGACCGATTGAATCGGTAACTGATGAAATGCAAATGAAACGATTGGCGTATGACCCTGACAATCTTATGTCGGTATGTCGTGAATGTCATCATAAGATACATGCTACTCTAATGTCGCATTCGAGAAAGGCAGTTCAGGAAAACAACAAGCGAAAGACAGACCAATTCTTTAAGCGTTATTTTGATGAATAACTTTCGTATATATTATATATAATATATACGCTTGACACTTCTTTGTATACAATGTAAACAATCTGTTAACAATAAAATCGTGGTATTGTTAACAGAGAAACGCCGATAAACACAGGGCTTTTAGAGATTTGTAAACAATGTTAACAATAAATTCTATAACTTAGTATATGTTATATAATATAGAGAGACATACAGCACACGCAACCACGATCACACGCGTCTATAGGGATTTTTATATTTTATTGTTAACAAATCTATGAAACACCGATGTATAAAGGGCTGAGGCTGTTAACATTAAGTTTTTTGTTATTGTTAACAAAGCATTTATCGTTAACAAGCCTGATTCAATAAGAAATGAAACGTGTTAAGGCAAAGAAGGGGGGAGGTGATTTTTTATTGAGGGGCAGTATGCCGGAAACCCACTCCCACCCCTCTTAACATTCGACGAAATTTTTTTCAGCCTTTGCGGGGGTGCACCCAAAATACCATATTTTCAGAGTATAATAAAAGGGGAAATATCAATATGAAAAAGTATAAAGACAATTATCATTATAAGGCATTGAAGGTAGACGGCTATGCAACATTGATTCGCAAAGCTCTTAAAAGCAAAGGATTATATACTGATTCGCTAGAGATAACGATACATATTCTTGCCTGCAGTCTTACCCGATATGCTCAGATACAAGATGCCCTTGATAAGAGTGATCTAACGGTAATTACTTATTCACGTGAAAAGAATGCAAAGTATTCTATCAATCCCTTGTTCGTTATGCAGGAACATCAGGGAGAGCAGATACGAAAATATCTGCGGGAACTTAAACTTACAAATATGAGTTCTGCTGCCGAGGCTGATGAGGACGAAGGAACTAACGACCTCAATAAATTGTTTACTGCTATAAACGGCGGAGAAAATAAGGGACCACATTTATTGAGAGAAGTGAAAAAGGCAGAGTAAATGTTGACGAAGGAAGAAACGATAGAGGCAAAAAAAATATGCGTTGAGCACCTGAGTCAGATAAATGTAGACAATTATAATCTGCAATATGCCGATTCTAGACTTAATACATATTCTCATTCACTCATTGATGATCCGGACGCGCATAATCTGTATGAATTGCTGGCCCTACAGAGATTCTTTAGATTTCTTGATACCTATGAATTTCATATCGACATAGTTCAGGCCTTTATCCGTTTCTTTGAATTCTTGAAATTTGATGGAACGCATGGTCGACAAAGATATAAAATGACACCTATACAGGTATTTCAGTTTTCAAATATAATGGGCTTCTACAAGAGCGAAACCAAACGGCTTATACGTGATGCTCTCTTCTTTGTGCCTCGAAAATTCAGCAAGACGACCTCTGTTACATCTTTGGCAATATGGGATATGCTTTTTGGAGATTTCAATGCTCAGGCTTATACCGCTGCAAATTCCTATAGCCAAGCCCAGATATGCTTTGGGGAGATAAAGAAAGTGATCAAGGGCCTCGATCCTAAGCTGAAAAGTTTTAAGATAAATCGGGAAAAGATAGAGTTCTTGGACCAGAAAAAGACTGACCGTTCATCATTTATACGCTGCCTTGCTGCCGATCCGGATACACTTGATGGGTTGAACGCATCAACCGTGATAATGGACGAATATTCGCAGGCGGATAGTGCGGACCTGTATAATGTTCTTACCTCTTCCATGGGCGCCCGGGAAAATCCACTTACTGTTATTATCACAACAGCCTCAGATAAAAATCAGGGACCCTTTGTTTCTGACTTGAACTATAACAAGGATATATTGCTGCATGAAATCGGAATGAGTGATAAAGCCAATGATAGAATGTTTGCCCATATCTTTCAGCCCGATGTGGAAGATGCCGAAGACGATCCGCATACATGGAAAAAAGTCCAGCCCCATTTGGGAATAACAGTACAAAAGGATTATTATGAATTAGAGTGGAAAAAGGCTCAGGAGTCAGTTGATAAGATGAAAGAATTTAGGACAAAGCAACTTAATTTATTTGTGAGTGGAAATGACGCGCCCTGGTTTACCGGGGACGAAGTTAGCCATCATTTTAGAAAGATAGATCCCACCAACGTTAGAGATGCAAATGGCAATATTCCGGATACTATGGTAGCAGTAGACCTTTCTGTAAAAGACGATTTCTCAGCTGTGAGCTATAACATGTATCTTATTAATAGTTTTCACGTACATACCGTATATTACATACCGGAGAACGCACTTAAGACACATAAAAACAAGGAGCTATACAAAAAATGGGTGAAAGAAGGATACCTGAAAGTGTGTGGAAAGAAATGTATAGATTATGACATGATTGCCAATGATGTAATGGAAATGGCTACTTATCTATGTATTCTCCAGATTGGGTATGACTCATATAAGGCCTCCGAATTTATTAACATGTTGGCCTCATTGGGTGGCTCAAAATATTTGCAAGCTTTTAGTCAGACCTATGGCAATTTTACATCACCCGTTCAGACATTTGAAAAGTGTTTGCTTGATGATCGTCTGACTCTCAATGATAATCCTATCAATGCTTTTTGTTTTGACAACGCCATACTTGATGAGGATCGGCTTGAAAATAAAAAGCCTATCAAGCGGTCGGCGACTAAGAAGATTGACGGTGTGATAACGGCATTGATGACAATGGGTGAATTTAATAATTATGTGAGACACTAATAATTAGAAGATTATGAATATATTTAAGAACTTATTTCGCAAGAACAAAAGAAGTCTGTCCGATCCTATTGATTTAGGGTCTGGCTATACAAGTATGCTCAATCTTTCCGCGAGCGAAGTAGCTAATCCAACGTTAGCACTTAAGATAGCGACGTGCTATAGATGCATTTCTATCCTTTCCGGGTCCATTGCCTCATTACCCTTGGAAGTGCAAAGGAAGAAAAACGGATATTGGCAGGTAGAAACTGATACCGATATCGCCTATTTGTTAGGAACTAGCCCTAATGCGCGTATGACTCCCTTTGATCTCATGCGCAACGCTATTATCCAAGTACTTAATTACGGAAATGCCTTTATACATTATACCCTGAGTGACGGTCAGTATAAGGACCTGATACTTATCAGTCCATACTGCTGTACGTATGACGAATATGCAGACACATATACTATCGATGATTTGCATAATCATGTGTATGGGGTTTTCGATCCTGATGAAATTATACATATCAAGGGTTTGTCCCTTGACGGCGGGTATACGGGGGAATCTGTAATCAGATATGCCGCACGTACATTAGGCCTTGCCACCCGGGAGGAGGAGCAGTCAGATGATGTAATGCAAAAAGGCAGTACATATAAGGGCTTTGTATCTGGAGACGATGAAGGGCGAAAAGGATTTGGACCTGTACAGGATTCACAAACGAGGCCGGTTAGTGACAGGATAGAGTCCGAGTTGAAGAGTGGAAAGAACATTATGTCCTTGCCAGGTGCCATGAAATTTAACCAGCTCAGCATGTCTCCGGCGGATCTGCAGTTACTTGATTCAAAAAAATTTACGGTACTTAATATCTGCCGATTTTATGGGGTTCACCCGGATAAGGTATTTCAGATGCAGTCGAGTAATTATAAGGCTAGTGATATGGCTCAGGTGCTATATATGACTGATACAATGCTCCCCTATGTCATTCAGGTGCAACAGGAATTTACTCGAAAGCTTATCCCGGCGGCTCTGAGCGATAGAATGCGTGTGAGATTTGACCTCGAGGAATATTATCAATTAGATTTTACCACAAAGGCGGCGTATATGACGAGCACTATATCGAATGGTGTCCGCACTCCGAATGAGTGGAGGGCAAAAGATGGAAGGGCCCCGCTTGATGGTGGGGACCAAGCCTTTATCTCTTGTAATGTTGCTCCGATTAATTCCGACAAAATTAAAGGAATTGCTTCTAAAAAATAATAATAGTACCCAAATTACTTGTTCTCGCCTGTATACATATAGATAATATTATTTTTTTATGCCAGACTTAAACAAAAAAATTGAAATACGTAGTTTTGGAGCTTTAGCGGCTCCAAAACTAAAACGCTCCGCAGATGGCAAGGAAACCCGCACTATTGAGGGATATGCAGTCGTTTTTAACACGCGGTCGCAGTTATTACCGGATTACAGTGTATATCGAATGGTTCAGGAGGTCATAGACCCCGAGGCAATTGATGAAAACTTACTACGTAGTTGTGACATCAAAGCACTTTTAGAGCATGATCCGAGCAGATTACTTGCACGTAGCTATATGGGGCAAGGAACATTGACTCTTACAAAAGATGATAAGGGCTTTAAGTATTCTTTTGAAGCGCCGGACACAACGGAGGGCAATTATGCTTTTGAAATGGTAAAGCGTGGTGACCTTTTTGGGAGCTCATTTGCCTATATAACTGATGAGGCTATTGATGGAAATGTATCTTACACAAAAGACGGTGATACCCTGATAAGAACTGTGCATAAAATAGATAAATTATTTGATGTCAGTATCGTTAGTGATCCAGCTTATTTAGATACATCAGTAACTGCTCGTAGCCTTGACAAAGCACTTAATATTCCCGAGCCAAAGTTCGAGAATAATGATTGGAAGGTAGATGCCAACAAAATTGATGAGGCATTGGAAGATTAAACATATAACATACATTTTTATGAATAAGAAAGAGTATAAAGCTGCGCAGAAGCGGTTAGTAGTTATCCGCGCTCGCACAAAAGAAATCGACACCAGGTTTGATGAAATCAAGAAGGGTATTGAAACCGAGAAGCGAAAAATGAATGAAAAGGAATCCGAGGAATTTCGTAATCTCTCAGAAGAGAAAAATGCAATGCTTCAGGAACGCGATATCCTTCGCCTAGGCGTTGAAAATTTCCGCAACGGTGTCCTACCTGAGGAAAAGAATGAAAACACAAGAATGGCATTTGCCAAATTGGCTTATTGCGTCCGTAATAACTTGCCAGTTCCCGAGGAAATGCGCTCTATGCTTAACAACGGAGAGGTTATCATTCCTATTACCCGTGCTATCACGGACACCACTAGCATTGCTCCGACAGTTCCTATTACCGTAGGAGAGCTCATGATGCCTTTGAATAATGGAATAGTCTATGACAAGTTAGGCCTTAAAATTCAGACAGGACTTAAGGGTACTTTCAATTATCCTTCAGTGACTGGTATTGAAGCCACCTTTGAGGGAGAAAATGTAGAGGTCTCAGACCAAAGTATCACCATGGATAAGTTGACCGGCAACCCTAAAAACATAGCCATGAGCGTTCCTGTTTCCAATACAGCTATTGACGAGTCTAACATCAACCTGCAAGCGCTCGTAGTGTCTTTATTTGGCACGGGAATGGCTAACTTGCTCAACAAGTGGATGCTATCAGGCTCTATCCTGACTAAAAACGTTGTAGCCCCTAAGGGTCCCTTTGTGGATGCCATTGCAACTCCAGCGGTATCTGTGGCAAAGGGGGGTACTGTTACTTGGGCAAACATCATAGCACTAGAGACAGCGGTACAGAAAAAGCACATGCCAGTTACTGGTACCTCTGGCTTTGTATGCAGCACCTCAATGCTAGCGGAATTGAGAACAACTTTGAAGTCTGCTAATGTAGCGGGATATATTGCCGAGTCTGTGGGCAAGGGAGTTTGGGAGATTGACGGATATCCAGTCTTTGTCAGTGAGGACGTAGACGACAATACTATCGAGTTCGGAGTATTCGAGTATGACTTGTTGGGTCAGTTTGGAACAGTAAGAATGATTATTGACCCATATACCGACGCAAAGAAAAACATTACTCGCTTTGTGTTCCACACACGTTGGGATAATGTGGTGCTTCGTTCTGAGGCTTTCGCAGCACTTGTAAGAGCAACAGCCTAAGTATTGACTCCTTTCTATTAATACTGATAATGTGCGGTAGGCAAGCAAGCCGCCGCACATTTTTAGATTAACTCATTGATTATGATACAGAATTACATTACCGTAGTAGAGCTCGAGAAGCAGTGTAACATAGATAATCCTACTGATTCTGATGTGTCTTACCTTGAAAGTTTATTGGACACTTCTGTTACGACTGTTGAGAACAAGATACAGCAAAAGCTGGCAGACGTTCTCATTGATGGCATACTCCCGGCACCATTGAAGCAGGCCATGCTGCTTATCGCGGCAAACCTGTACGCTAATCGAGAACCAGTTGCCTATGGCGTGCCTCAACGCATACCGTATACCCTTGATTATCTTATACAGCCATACATAAAATACACCTAATATGCAAGCAGGATTACTTAAATACCCTATAACCTTTTTGCAGTTGATAACGGCAAAGGATTGGAGCGGTGCGGTTAATAAGACATGGCAGACGGCTATAGCAACGAAATGCGCACGTCGTAGGCTCACAACAAAGGGGCTCGGCATAGATGCAATGGAAGAATTTATTGCGGGCACAGTTGTTGTACAAGTCCGAAATAACCTTAGTATTAATGATAAGCAGCGATTTGACTTCGGAAATTATCGGTATCGTATCACTCTTATCGAATTACAGGACGATAATACACTCATAATTACAGGTACGCGACTTAACGATAACGAAAAATGAGCAATGAGGTACAAATAATAGGTCAAGGGCGTATCAATGCAATGCTTCAAGAGCTTAACGACATAGATACGAATAAATCTATTAAGTCAGGTATCCGTAAGGGGCTAAATTTGCTTCGTAGGGCAGGTATTAATCGACTCAAGTCACGCATGAAGAGTCCTGAGGGGGTTACCGGTAATCTGCTTAAATCTTTTAACGTGAGAGTTAAGAAAAATAAGCTCGGAGGACTTGCAGGCTTCGGCATGGTGTCGGATAGTGCCGGAGGACATATAATAGCACGCCACGCACACTTAGTTGACCTTGGAACAGTTGAACGAGAGCGGCAAAATGGAGGATCAACGGGTAAGATGCCCGCTCTCAGCTTCTGGACGGATACGAGGAATGAGGATATGGATAGAGCCGTTGACGAAGTCCTTAAAGGAACAGAACAAGCAATTTTAAGAATAATGTCAAAATGAGTAAAATATCAATAGCTAAGGACCTTCGCCCCTTATTGCTGGCGAAGAAAGATCTCACTGCACTGGTGGGTGACAATATAATTCCCCTGTACGCTGTTGAGGATACAAAGGGTGACTTTATCTTGTATCAGCGGACCGACGGAGGCAGTTACCTGAATCTGATGGGTGTATCATCTGAATGGTGCGAAGTTACGTTTAACGTTGTCAGCGAAAAGTATACTGACGGAGTAGACATAGCGGAGCAATTGAGATCGGCACTGCAAGACCTCTATATTGACAACGATCAATTGGTTCTGACTAAATCAAGAGAGGAATTTGTCGGGGATAATAATATAGTCAAATATGTTCAAATCCTGGTTTTTTCGTGCGGCAAAGCAAAAGAATAGTACCCAAATAAGAGGTATATCATGTATATATAGATAAACATAAATTAATATATTATGCCAGAATTAGCTTATAATCCAAATTCAGATCTTGACCTTGATGGTCAATTGATGCTATCTGTTGGCGGCATTCCTATTGCCTTCGCAACATCAGCAAAAATAAACGTTACTACGGATATGGTCGACACCACCAATATGATGTCAGGTGACTGGAAAGATGAAGTTCCGGGTGTGAAATCCTTCACTTGCAGCAGTGAAGCCCTGTTATCGCATAAAACCGGTGCTACAAGTGGTGATTCCCTTTTAGACGATCAATTAGCAGACACTTTACTTGATTTTGTCTTTGGCGAGTACAAACGTTCCGGAGATGAAACCGCGGGGTATACTTACGCTCTTGATACGACCAAACCTAGTTATTACGGCAAACTCCGTATCACATCCAGCGAGTTTACCGGAGAAAATTCTAAATTAAAAAAATATTCGGTCAACTTTAACGGAAGTGGACCTCTCCTCAAGACCGCTGCGGTTGTAGCAGGGGCTTAACCAAATCGTCAATAGGCACAAGGGCGGAGGTGGCACAATAGCCGCCTACCGCCTTTTTTATTTATCCAATTATGAAAATAAAGATAAAACAAATAATCCGGTGGGAGCAACTTACTAATAAAGCGTTTTGCTCTTTTGACCCGGATAAAGAAAATGATGTTGTGGCACTTATGTATGTTACATCGTCAGATAAGGCCACTCAGGAGCATTCGTTTGATATATATAGTAGCATCGTCAAGTCTAAACCAGACCTGATCAAAAAAGACATCAAAGCTCTGACGGAGTATATTGACTATATCAATCAATTTTCGAGTTATGCGCAAAACGAGGAAGAGCAAAAAGAGGATCCTATGGCACTGCACAAAGAAGAAAAGCAGTCAGAGGCCGTGCGTACGTCGGAAATAGTAAACTCCTTGCTTTTTGAAGGCAGAATAGATGCAAATTATCTGCTCAACGAAGCGGAGATATGTGATCTGCCTTTACTTTGCAAGGGACTGGAAACAAAGATGAGACATGATAAGGAGGATTCCCGGCTGTGGACCTACTTGCTCTTATCGCCATATCTGGATAGTAGCTGCAAAAACGCTACTGATTTTTACCCGTTCCCATGGGAGGAAAAAGGCAAGCCAAAGATTATATCTGGGGAAGATATGGCCATGGCAGAGGCGCTATTAAGTGGTGGAAAGGAGGCTAACAATGGGTAGATTATCATTTGCAATTGCTCTTAACCTTATTACCGAAAATTTCAAGAAGGGCGTTAACGACGTTAAGAGTGGTTTTTCCGCTATGCAAGCTAAAATAATAACTTTTTCAGCGGCTTTTGATCTTATTAAAAAAGCATTTGCTAGTTTTTCTAGTCAGGTGCTTGGTATTGTACGAGACACCAATAGAGCCTCAACAGCATTAAAGAACGTATCCGGTTCGGCAGCAGAATTTGCGGGTAATCAAAGGTTTCTAATTGACCTTTCGAAAAAGTACGGTGCTAATGTTAATGACCTATCCACCGCTTACGCAAAGTTTACTGCTTCTGCTAAATTGGCGGGTATGCCTTTGTCTGTGCAGAAGAGCCTGTTTGAAAGCGTGTCAAGAGCTACGGCGGCATTTGCACTGAACTCGGAGGATACTAATAGTGTGTTCCTCGCACTATCTCAGATGATGGGCAAGGGAAAAATACAAGCGCAAGAACTTCGCCTGCAGATGGGTGAAAAACTTCCTGTTGCTCTACAGGCGATGGCTAAAGCGGCAGGTGTGTCTGTTGGTGAGTTGGATAAGATGATGCAGAAAGGTGAGTTAATATCTGGTAAGGTTTTACCCAAGTTCGGTAAGGCTCTTGATGAACTTATCCCTAACGTTGATACAAACCACCTTGAAACATCAGTAAACAGACTGCAAAATGCTAAGATAGAACTTCTAAAGTCTACCCCTGTATCAGATACCTATAAACTGTTTATAGATACACTTACAGAGGCAGTATCGGGGCTTACCTCGGCGCTTAACTCAACGGGTGTTCAGAACTTCTTTAATAAGTTCAAAACCGCTGTAACTGACTTTGTGAGCTACGTTAAGAATAACGCAAGATCTCTTATGACAAAAATCATAGGATTATTTGCGGGAATTAAGATAGGGCAGTTTTATAATCAGTGGAAAGCCTTTAGCAAGGCATCATCTGACGCGATGGTTACTAACGCTACCGTTGCACACTCGAAGGTGCGTATGCTCGAAAGCGGAACGGCACGTCTTAAGAGACAGATAGCAACACAGGAGGTTAATATTGATAAGCTGTCAGGCGATGAACGACTAGCAGCAGAGGTGCAGCTTAGCGCAAAGAAAAAGCAGTTAACTAATAACGAATTGGCGCTTACAAAGGCTAAAAATGCCGCTCGAGTAGCAGATGAAAGAGCAGCAGCTGTGCAGAGTGGTAATGCGTGGGAAGCTACATGGGCAAAGATTAAGACCGGTGCTACGTCTCTGGCAACAAGTTTAAAAGCTGTATGGGCTACTGTCGGGCCTATAATCTTAATTACCCTTGTAACTGAATTGATAGCAAAGTTCGTAGAGTTGCGAACTAAAACCGAGCAGATTAAAAATGCCTTTAAAGATTATCGGGCAGAGGCAGGTAAGGCAATTCATACCAGAGAAATAACGGAGTTAGAGAAGCTTAAGCAGCAATATGATCATGCTAAAAAAAATTCGAGGGAAAGACTTGATCTTGAAAAGCGAATAGGCGATGTTACGGGGCAGCATGTAACGGGAGAGAAGAACATCAATAAATTGCTTGATGAGAGAATTTCCCTTTTGCAGACAGCAGCAGAGATAGAGTTCTACACTAACAAAACATTAGAACTGCAAGACCGACAAAGTGACCTAAGACGTAAGTACGGAGGAAATGCTCCTGGATCTAAAAAGAGTAAGGACTATTTCTATAATCCCAAGAATAAATCTTTCTTTGACTGGATTAATCCTTTTTCCGGCAATGATTTTGTTAACGATATAAACGAGTATGCGGCAAATGCAAGAGCTCTTTCTGATGCAGAGAAGAAATTGGCAAGTGCCGAGGAAAGAGCAGCAAAACAGGCTCCTGAAAAGCCATGGTCTCCTGCTGCTGCAGATGATACGGGTAAAAAGAAGGAAGATCCCGCAAAGACGGAGTTAGAAAATGCTGAGAGACAATATTCGGAGTCCATGAAGAAGATAGCCCTATCCGAAAAAGTAGGGTTAACAACATCAGAGCAGGCAAATAAGGCGAGACAGGAATTAGTAATCAGTACCTATTCAGAGCTGGCCACATCTAAATATCCTAAAGTACGGGCCTCAGCATTTACGCAAACACTTGGTGCTAAATACCGCCAGATAGAAATTAATAAGCCCCTTAGCGACCTTAATACTATTGCGGGGGATTATTATAAAAAACTTGATGACCTAAAAAAGCAATTTTCGTCGGGTGCAATCACCCAAAACGAATATGTGCAAAGTATTTCTGACCTCATAGCAGAAACCCGGAAGTCCATGGTACTCCTGCCGGATATGACCGGAAAGAGCAAAAAGTATGTAGGCGCTTTATTTGACTTGAGCTCATCAATGCAGTCCACCCAGAACAGTCTGGTTCAAAAGCTCCCGGTGGAGAAAGAAAGAGATACTACCTTTGATTACAAAAAGACGGGTACCGATATACTAAGTGAGAAGCTGGAAAATGCAAAAAAGCAATTAGATGATTTGAACTCTAAGACCGTGCAAAAAACAAAGCAGATGGTAGACGCTATCAATGATCAGATGTCAAAGGTAACCAGCCTTAGTGATGCTCTGAAGCTTGCCGAGATTAAGAAAGATGTCGAGGACTTTAGCAAAGACCTCAAAGAAAAGACGTGGGGAGGTATACGTGATATTGCTGATGGTAGTGACAGAATCCTGAGCTCATGGCAACAATTAGGCCAAACCCTTAGCAGCGCTGACGCAAGTGGCTGGGAAAAGATTATGGCCATTTGGCAGACACTTGAGGATAGCGTTGATAGTATTTTTAACATTATAAATGCAATTGGGGAATGGACTAAAGCGAGTAAGGACCTTAAGGCCGCGCAAGCGGCGGAAGCGGCGGCAACGGTATCAGCGAATGCGGTGAAGAGTGCAAGCACTGTAGCCGCTACCGCGGTGAGCACGGCCGCATCTGAAACAGAGGCTAATGAAAACAGGAAAACCGTTGCAGGCAATGTAGCGGCAGCCGGGTCAGAGGTAATCAAGCAAAATGCGAAGATACCTTTTGTTGGTATTGCCCTATCGGCAGCGGGCTTAATAGCTATTTTAGACCTATTTGGTAAGTTGCCAAAATTTGCCCTTGGCGGTATTGTTGGCGGTAGCAGTACTTCTGGTGACAATATGCTTGCACGTGTCAATAGCGGCGAAATGATCCTTAACGGATCGCAGCAAAAGAAGCTATTCAGTGCGATCAATACGGGGAATGTAGGTGGTGCTCAGCAAAGTATTGTAAGCACTAAGGTAAGAGGTGAGGACATGTACCTTGCCATAAAAAATTATATGCGATCAAAAAATAAAAGCTGGTAAAATATGAGTTATGGGTTAATATACAAGGTTTCAATACCTTCTCTTAGGAAAAATAACTACTCTCTGGAGATCGAGAAGAAAGATTATGCAGGATCCAGTTCTATCCTTATGGGAGGTGCCGAACCCTTTACTACCACTCTTGACGACGATGATTTTATTTATCTCCCGTTAAGGTTAAGCACAGGGAAGCTCTCTGTGGTTGGTGGTAGCGCATTGAGTAGCCTGTTTGCAACGGAGTACCAGGAGTATAGAGTTACACTGTATAAGGATACTACACCTATATGGTGCGGTTTTATCAAGCCTGAGCTCTATACACAGGACTATACGGCAGTCGTGCATGAGATAAATATAGACTGCTTATCGGCAATGCAAACATTAGAGTATGTAAAGTATACACAGATTAACCTTGAGGGTCTTAAATTCGTGTCTTTAAAGTCCCTTATATCACGTGCTGTTGCTGCCACTAACGCGAAGTACCAAAAAGTCTATATGCCTCATACTTTTGCAGCATCACAGGCGGCGTATGGAACAAATGCACTGATGCAAGATGACTGTGTGATATCGGAGCAAAACTTTTTTGATGAAGAGAACAAGCCTATGTCGTATAAGGATATTCTGGAAGAGATATGCCGATTTGCGCATGTGACCCTATATGATGACGGAGGTAGTCTGTATTTCGTTGATCATGATTACACGGACGCCTATGATGAATGGACGCTTACGGATGGAACGTTTGTCCTCGCCACCGCTAATGCTCTAACTATAGGTATGCATAGTGTTCAGGATATCGGTTTCGGCGGAACTGATCATTCGCTTGATATCATAGCGGGATATAATAAGGCAACGGTTAAGGCCTCGAATTATAATAACTCTGAAAAAGTTTTTCCGGAAGAAGATTGGGACAGTCTGACACTTTTGCAAGATTTGACAGGTCACCATGAAGCGTTTGTTTCTGCTTCAGAAACAGATGATATATACTATCGACGCAGAATGCTTGAAGGAGACGTGCTGAAACCGCATTACTATAAAGGATTGGGAGTTGACGCTAATGGCCATCCTACAAAGGAACAATCGTTATCTACATATTGGCCGACTAATTATGGAGACATCTTTGAAGAGGTAGAGGAAGTGAGCACACCTCAAAAATACATGTATCATACGGGATATCCGGAGGATCTTAATTATGGTACGTATATGGCAAAATACGATAGCTACCGGGAGTCGAATAAACCTATTAATTATAACTATGAAGATGTAATATTATTGCATAAGTATATGCTTGATGATGGCTCAGGGCGTAGAGTTACATTTGACCCGACTAAACATTCGGGGCTATTAACTTATCGCCGTCATCTGACTACTGCAGCCTTTTCGGATGGCGCTATTATCCTGTCACTGCAATCCCGGGTCATATCTAGAGATTATAATATGCTGTACTCGCCTGATGCGTATGAAACTTGGTGGACGGAAAAAGGTAAACTGAAATTTACTTTCATGCTTCGGATTGGAGATAGCTATTACAATGGGACATCTTGGGTGGCATCATCAGCAACCTTCCAACTTGAATCGGAAGAGATTGACAGTTCTACGTCCTTCGTAGCGCTCCGATCTAATAAAACTCTGGGAATGCCTTATAATGGTGCAACAGGGTATATAATACCTATCACAGGTACGTTGAAAGGCGAGGTGTTTTTTGCTATTATGGACGTTAGCGAAAATTGTGCCGTTAAAGATTTTAAATTAGAGTTCCAGGTATCTGATGATTACGTAACAGTTCAAAAAAGTAATAGTAAATCAAGTGATCGTATCTATAGCAACGTAGTTAATGCTGATTATATCAACGAACTTGATGAGATAGAAGAAAAGATAAGTAGCTATAATCATGATGGGCTATGCTATTCGAAAGTCTTGTTAGGTGATGATTTTATTTCTGATGGCCTCTATGAAGGTATCAATAAAGTCGTAACGCGACCCGAAAATCTGCTATTAAGACGTATCGTGAATCAATACGAGTACCCAAAAATAAAGTTGACGCAGGTATTAATGAACGATATATCAGTTTTACCTATCGACAAAATCACTGACACCTACCAAGGTACAGGCAAAAAGTTTGTCCTAACTGGCAAGGAAACAAAGTACCGGTCCGATACGTCAGAAATAAAAATGATAGAAAAGGTATGAAGGAAATAGAAGTTGAATCATACAATGTTCCCGCGGAGGCACGGTCAAAGAACTATCGCAGCTCTTTGACTACTGTCGTCGGTGGCGGTGGCGCTATCATACCGTCATCAGCCGTGTCGGGCGGAGCGGCGGACACTGCTAAAGTTGCGCAAAGTTTAGCCGCGGATAGCCCCGATTGGACTAAGATAATGCGTAAAGATCAAGATGAGCGCACAGAGTTTTCCCTGTCTATCGGAAAGGATCTAACCATTGGTGATATTAAGGTTTCTTATGATAGTGCCAACTGTGCCCTTGCCCTTACGAGGGTATCTGATTCGACGAAACTCGCCAGCCTCTATGCCACGGGTGGCCTTACTGCCTACGGTGCAGGTTCAGGGACTAGTGGCGGAGGGACATCTTACGACAGATTGGATAAGTGGTCTGACTACACGACAGATAAGGCTACCTACATACTGTCGGCCTTGTTGGGTGATGACCTTAACACGAGGCTGTCGGCAGTAGAATCCAGTGCACTGACCTCTGTTGACTGGAGCATCATCGCCAATAAGCCATCTACTTATACGCCTGCACCACACACCCATAGTTTTCAGTCCCTCACAGGCATTCCGACGACCCTATCAGGCTATGGCATTACGGACGCAGCACTTGCATCACATACTCATACTTTTGCAAGTTTGACTTCCAAGCCTACAACTCTTGCAGGTTACAGTATCACGGACGCTAATATTTCTGCTGGGGTAATCACTTTAGGAGCAAACTCTATCACTCCTCTGACAGCACATCAGGACATCAGCGGAAAAAGCGATATTACCCATACTCATACAGTGAGTATAAATGGTACAGTCAAGACTATTGCAGCAACGGGAGGAGCAGCCGTTGACCTCGGAACATACCTTACCTCACACCAGCCCCTAACTGATTACATGACTATTGAGCAGACGGGTATCTTTGTTGACGGAAAGATAGATGCCTTGGACGTTGCAGCGGTCGGTGGAGCAGGAAGCTATATTCAGTCAATTCTGGAGACGGACGGAAAAATTTCGGCTGTAGCAGCCACACTTCCGACAAAACTAAGTCAGTTCACCAATGATCCGGGATTTATAACGGCTGCTGGAACAACTACAGGAAATGTTTTGCATACTAATGGCTATGATGCTGCTCCGGATGATGTAGGAACATGGATAAATATGAGTTCTAAAGCTGGAATGCCTTCTGGTTCATGGGGACACATAATTAATATGTGCTGGGGACGTGATGCAACAACTTGGACTAGTCAGATTGGTATAGATGTCCAGACAGCAAGCGGAATTTATTGGAGATCTCAAGCTAACGCTGCTGGCAATAATATCAAGAATTACCCATGGATTAAAATTCTTGATAGTACTAATTATTCTTCTTATGCACTTCCATTATCCGGAGGGAAAATGACCGGCAATCTGGATACTGTGCAAAATGGTGGTTCGTGGGTACATGCTATGCAGTTTAATGCAATCATGTATAATGGCCTTGGTGTTGGAACAGGCTATAATTCCTGGGAGGCTTTTCTTGGAATAAAAACAAATAGTGGAAATATCGTAAGCTATGGAAGTATTTACGATCAGGTCGGATTTGCATTGTACTTAAACGGACGAACTGATAATGGTACGGATGGATATACCTATCTGGACACCACCACAGGGATATGGCATTTTGACCATTCGATCTCCGGCAACATTTCGGGTAATGCAGCCACGGCATCACAGCTGCTGAATAATTATGGTGCTCACATGACATTCAACTGGATAGGTGAGTCAGGACAACCAAGCTGGTTATGGGGCGGAGAAGATGGATCTAACATGTATGTTTATAACCCATCAAATTTTAATGTAAACAGTGCGGTCAAATTGGCTACCGCCAGAAGTCTTTGGGGACAGAATTTTGACGGAACAGGTAATGTGGATGGATTATTGAGCATTAGGAATGCTGGTGGCGGAAATTATAACGAAAATGTAAGGTTACATGCCTCTACTGGTGATAGTTGGACATCCCTTACTTTTTGTGGTACTGACAATACAGGTGATAGTGGAACATCTTTAAGTACATGGCTTATAGGTACTTATCAAAGTAATATCTATATAAACAGAAATGGAAGCAACAATCATACAGGATGTGAACTATGCAATGTTGGTAGTAACTGGGGAGTAGGAACTTTATCTCCTCAATATAAATTAGATGTTGCTGGTCCGGGAAGATTTCAAGGCGATTTAATCATTGGCAACACGATAATCCATGCAAGTGGAAGTAATGGCGGAATAAACTCTATCCAACCCGCAGACGATTACATCATAGGAGACTGTAATATTGGCGGTACTATGGGATTGAAGTCTTTGAATTCTTATTCTGCCGGCATAGGTTTTTATGGTCAGGATGGTGGAAGCTATGGAACTTTGACAGCATCAGGCAGCGGACTGACATGGACGGGCAATATCCTTGCCACCGGTGGTGTAACGGCTTATACGAGTTCAGATCGAAGATTGAAAAAGAACATAAGGCACATTGACAGCCTCGGTGTTATTCGCAGCCTCGGAGGAACTTATCAATTTGACTATAGAAAAGATAACAAACACAGTATTGGATTCATCGCACAGAACGTCCGGAAGTCTGCTCTTTCTGACATGGTTTGTGAATCCGCCGGCTATCTAAGAATTAACTATCTTGATACAAGGCTTATTTCGCTGGCCCTTGGAGCGTCTGTGGAACTTGATGATGAAGTAACGAGGCTGAAAAAGAGAGTCAGTGAACTGGAAAAGGAAGTGGAACGATTAAAAGCAGCATGATATGAGCAACGCAAATGGAATTATAACGGCCCCCGTCAGCATTGATGATGTGAAGACCATACTGGGAATAGCAAGTAACGATCTCGCTACACTATGCAAAAGCTCGAACATCAATATGTGGGCGAGGTTTAAGCCTGTCAGTTATCCGTCTGTCATCCCGTTGCTGGATTATCAATGGATTGACTGTAATTTTGGTATTAAGAATATACCAGTATGGAGTTCAGTCACGGCAATGTTGAGCTGGATTAATAATCCAGCTGCAGAAAATGCTCCTGGAAATTTGGCATATAATGCAACTATGTATCAGTATGATGGACCAAAAGGTGGCATGTCAAGTCCATACAGACTTTCTGATTTCCTGAATTATTTTCATGGATCAAAATCTCCTATAGGTCCATGTCTTTCGAGTAGTGTCGACGAAGCTGAAGATAATACATTCCAAATATCATTTGACCAGGCTAAACATGACACAGGTCATCTGCAGGTAAGACTTTCTGACCTTTCGAATGAACATATTAACTTCAATCAGTGCTATTTCGGACTTGCATTTGAGGGTGGTATCGGAACATATATAACTACGACTAACTGGATGTTAACGGATGATAATCTTTATCCGATATTCGATCCTTCAAACCCAGATAACCGTTCTGGGAATGCACTAATTACGGTTAACGATGCTAATAAATACCTGGCGGATAAGACATGGAAAGTTGTTCCATTTGCCTCCACAGTGGAAATACAGGGATTAGTAGTACCTAACAATTCAGCTATAGTATGCTCACCATTCCTACCCGCAATTTCTGAATTGGTGATTAACAGTAATGTTAGTAGTAATCCTATCGAGCAGACGTTGGTTGCAAAAGAGAACTCAGACGGTACATCAGTAAGCGTAACTTATACAATAAAGAATAACAAGTCATCAGCTGTAACTGTTAAATCCATCTCCATTTGTGCCATAGATGCACGGCAAAATGTGGTAGGTTTATGGAATGTTACTCTTGGAAGTATTAATAACCGAATCAATTCTGGAGCATCAAGGAGTTATAAGAGTGATATTAATATTAGCAGTCCTGCCATAACTGTAACTGTAACGACTGTAATCGATGGAAGTACTTTCACGTCTCGGTCTATGGTGATGAAGAAACTAATTAATCTTAAACCATTGCCATAGCTGCACGGCAAAATTGGTAGGTTTATGGAATGAAGAAACTAATTAATTTTAAATTAATATAAAATGACAGTAAAAGTAAACAAGATCGTTGGATTTAAATCCGCCGTCTCCGCAGCAGGAGAAAAGTACAATATGACTGGGAATGTCAATGTAGATAATGGAGCGATGACGAATATCGACAGCGGTATAGTCAAGGACGGTGATGGGAAGCAGGTAGCCAGCTTCACGTATTACGGAAACCTGAATATTGCCTTCAACACGAGTGACAGCACGGTCATGACCGCAGCAATTACTGATATTGAGACTTTCATCGATGCTTGCAAGACCAACACGGCAAGTCTCGGAACTGTAACAGCTTAAACAAGGGAGGATAAAATTATGAAAATTCAAACGATCAAGGCAGTCAGTGCCTACAAGACATTGAAGGACATTAAGGTAAGCAGCATGAGCGACGATGCCATGCTCGCAGTGTGGAAGGACATCAAGGCACTCAGGCCCGTCTCGGATGAGTATGACAAGAGCGTGGAAGAGACCCGGTCAACGCTCATGGACGATGACTTTAAGGCCATGCAGGAGCGGCTGCAGAAAGCGCAGGAGCGTGAGCAGAAAGTCAAATCTGAAGGCTATGTCATGACGGACACAGACCGGAAAGAAACTATGGATATTAACACCTGGTTTTCAGAATGGAACAAAAAAGGTGAAAAATATCTCAAGGACCTCGCAGATAAGGAAGTGGAGGTCAAGGTAGAAAAGGTTGAGGCTGGAGAGTTGTTGAAGGCTTTCAAGAAAAGTGATAAGACCTTCGAGGCAATGGCGGACCTCGAGTGGTTGACAAAATAACTAACGGTCAGTTGTTGGATACTCTTTGACAACTGACTATAAAAGAAATAAAGATGCGTGTACCAAAATCAGCAGTAAACATAGCTTCGAGTCTAATCACCCCGGTGGCCATAGCCTTTTTGCAGAATAGTATAACGGTCATGGTCCCGTGGCTGATCACGATGTTGACCGTTGTACTGGCCGACCTTGTGGCAGGGGTCAGGAAGGCAATGAAGATGGGAGTGCACGTATCATTCTCACGGGCTATCAGAGACACGATGGGTAAACTCGTTGTGTACGTCGCCTTTGTCTTTATGGTCTCGATGATAGACACAGCGTCAGGCAGAGAGTTTTCTATAGCGGAGTGGAGCTGTCTGCTGGTGTGCCTTATTGAGGGTTGCTCTGTGATAAGCAACATTCTAAAACCCCACGGGATCGACATATCATTAAGGACTATACTCGAACTCTTTGTGCAAAAAGTTTTGCATGTGACAAAAAGTGATTCAGAAACAATTATTAAAAAATCAGATGATGAAAAAGATGTTTAGTTTTATCATAATCGTATTCTCGGTTATGATTCTATCCGGATGCCGGACAACAAGGTATGTCCCCGTAAAGGAGGAGCGTACTGATACGGTGTACAAAGCCCGGAAGGACAGCATACACTGGATTACGTACCGCAATGTTGTTGACAGTATAAGGTGGAAAGACAGTACTGTTAATACCGTTGACAATTCTGGCCATGTAAAAAAGAGCGAGATCTGGCATAGAGTAGATCACTATCATGCTACTAATGACAGTGTGGATTTTTATAAGAATCTCTTGAATAAGGAAAGAGAAAACAAGATTGATTCTATCCCGGCGCCATATCCGGTGGTCAAAGAAAAGAAATACGTTCCGAAAATTTATAAGGCCTCTATGTGGTTTTCTGTAATTATCATTCTGTTGGCCGGTGGATATTTCGGATTAAAGATTTATAAAGCAAAGAAAGTATGAAAAAGTTATTAATCATTTGTGCGGTGCTTATGTTGTTTTGCGGTTGTGCAGCCACACGAACAACGGATAGCACTGCTTTGTACAAAGAGGAATTGTCTGAGAAGAAAGTGAACAAATCCGAATACAATTATCTTCTCAACGGACAGAGAGAATTGAATAAAATGAATAAGGATAGATAATGACAGAAGAACAGCTTAGAAAGATTGCTCCTTATGCAAGTGAGGAGAATATAAAAATATATACGCCCCTACTCAACAAGTGGATGCCGTACTACTCAATCAACACAAAGTTGAGACAAGCAGCGTTCCTGTCGCAGGTAATTCACGAAACCGGATCGTTCCGGTACATGGAAGAGATAGCCACCGGATCTGAATATGATACAGGAAAGATGGCCGTCAGACTCGGAAACACACCGGAGCGTGACGGAGACGGCGAACGATATAAAGGCAAAGGGGGCCTGCAGATTACAGGTAAGGATAATTACGAGGCCGTATCGAAAGGCCTGGGGGTTGACTTTGTCAGTCATCCTGAACTACTTAAAGAGCCAAATTATGCCGTGCAATCTGCTTGCTGGTGGTGGAATCAACACGGACTCAATCTGTTGGCAGATAAGAAGGATTTCAAAGGGATAACAAAGAAAATCAATGGTGGGTACAATGGGTATCTTGATCGGTTAATGTACTACAGGAGAGCACTGACAGTGCTCTCTTAGATACGCAAAAAGTCCCACTTTTGCAGAGTGGGACTTTGGGAATGATTGCGATAACAATCACCTGCGTATAAGTATATGACTTAGAACTTGCATCAAGTGCTACAAAGATATATAATTTTCTGTTAAAAGTGTAGTTTTTAACATATAATTTTCTGTTAAAAGCGTGTTAATTTAAAATTGACGCACATATTAGTGGTAAATAAACTATATTTATAACGTGTTTTTATAGTATTAGAATTAAAAAGGCGGGAGTACGTGGCAAGTTCAACATAGAAGTGCAATCGGTAGACAGGTATAACCTAAATAATCTATACCTAAAAACACCGAGGGGCCAGGGGGCGAGTAGCCCCCATAAGCGATCTTGAACGGCAGAAGAGATTAGCAATGCATAAAAAAAGAAAAGGGAGAACGCTTTCTCCCTAAAATCAACTATATTTGCATTGCTATGTACAAACATTTGATTTCGGAACAAAGGTACGCAATTTATTTAATGCTGCAAAAGAATATGTCCCAAAAAGACATTGCGGCTGCTATCGGTGTAAGCCCCTCAACTATTACAAGGGAGCTAAAGCGCAACAGCGGCAGCCGCCGCAAATACAACTGGAATGCGGCTCAGTCGAATGCCACATACCACAAGCACAGACATCCCGGCAATCACGCGGTGAAAGCAGGGATAAAGACCGAGGTTGTCTCGCTGCTTGTTACTAAGCAGTGGTCCCCCAGGCAAATATCTGGCCGTTTGGCATTGGAAGGCAAGTATATCTCTCATGAGACTATATACAAGATGATAAGGAGTGACAAGGCTAATGGTGGAAACCTGTACAAAAACTGTCGACATCACTTGAAACATAGGCACAGACCAGTCGGAGAAGCACGCATAAAGATCCCCAACCGCACAAGTATCCGGGAACGGCCTAAGGAGGCGGATGGCAGAAGATTCGGCGACTTGGAAATGGACACCATCGTAGGTAAAAACAATAAAGAAGCAATCGTGACTATTATAGACAGAAGTACAGACTGGCTGGTTATGAGAAAACTGCCTCATGGCAAAAATGCAACGGAAGCGGCCAAGATGATAGTACATCTATTGGAACCATACCGGAAATGGATAAAGACCATCACCACAGACAACGGATCAGAGTTCTTCGGTCATGAGTACATTACTAAAAAACTTGGTATAAAAGTGTATTTTGCTGATCCTCATGCACCATGGCAAAAAGGTGGCATCGAAAACACAAACGGCCTTATAAGACAATACATACCAAACGGTACAGATTTTGGGGACGTAAGTCAACAAAGAATTAAGATGATACAAAGAAAAATTAACGCAAGACCAAGGGAAAAATTAAATTTCCTCACTCCAGATGAAGTAGTTTACAAAAAGACTTCGTAAATTTGCACTTGCTAATTGACTCCGCCCGTGATGTATTTTCGCCCTTATTGTTAATTGTAGTTAAAACCACGGTAATACGCTAAAAAAGAAGGCCTCTCGTTGAGGCCTTCTTTTTTAGCCCTTATCGTTATTTAATTTATCCGTGATCATGTCATAGTCGCTTCGCACATCTTTTTCCAGGATCTCAGCATAACGCATTGTTTGCTTAAGGTTAGTATGCCCCAGCATTCGGCTAACATTTTGTATACTACAGCCATTTGATAGCATAAAGGTGGCGAAGGTAGAGCGGGCTAAATGTGAGTGCATGTTTTTTGTTATCCCTGCTATTGCCTGTACCGTTTTAAGCGCCCTGTTATAATCAGCATTGCACATTATAGGCAAGTGGTTCTTGTACTTTTGTAGGACTCGTAATGCGGGTGGGAGCA